TAGGGGATATACGTGAGATAACTACGAAATCTTCTGGGTTATCAGCATAGTCCTTATCCATGGTGGCTTTCAGTACTTCAAGCACAGCATAGTTAGACTTAATTGTAATCAAGAGTTTTGTAGTCACCTTGACTAACACAATAAGTAATATGTTGTTACTTATGGTTCAAGGGATTAACCCTATAAAGTTTATGTACAACATGGGTTTGGCTTACAAAGCTGTGCAGGATTACAACAAGGGTTCGAATACCATAAAGCAGTTGGATATTCGTTTAGCTAACCAAGGTATTAGTGCTGCTCAACGTTCACTGTATGAGCAACAGAAAGCTGTGTTGATTGGGGATTTGCAGGCTAATGCTGTGAAGCACATGATTGATGCTGGGACTCTGCAGAACATTGAAGAGATTGATGTGAACTCAGAGAATAAGTTGTTCAACATGGTACCTGGGCATACGAAGATGCAGGAGCAGGCATCTGCTAAGTTGCCTCATTGGATGCAGGTACTGGGGCGTAATGCTTTAATAATGCAGAACTCTGGAACCTATAAGTTCTTGCGTGATACAGCTCAGATGAGTGATTTTGCGGCTAAGTTTACTTTGGTAGAACACCTAACCAAGAAGAAGAAGAATCCAATGCCAATGCAGGAAGCTATTCGACAAGCTTCTGACTTGTTCATTGATTACGATTTGCCTACTGGTGTGTTTACCCAGTTCCTGAATGATATTGGTTTACTCATGTTCAGTAAGTATCTCATCAGAGTGCAGAAACATATCCTGATGACTGCGCGTGATAAACCTATTCAGACATTGCTTATGTTGTTTGGTACTTCTAGTCTGGGGATAGAATCAAGTATCTTCAGTTCTTTGATTGGTGTGACAGATCCACTTAGTAGATTGACTACACCACTTGAATTATTGGGGGCATTGGATGAAGGGATGTATGAGCAGATGTTAGGTGGGTTGTACTAAGCAGAAGGGGAGCAATTGCTCCCCTTACTTTTTACTTCTTAGGTGGTTTAGGTTTCTTTGGTTTGCAGGCCATGACTATGGTCTCCTTCTTTATGTGAATGAAAGTGTGATTCCCTATTTTCACTTTGGATCGGTTCTTAGCCCATACGGGTGCTTTACCAGAATAGAAATGGGTGAATCTATACTTGGGTTTGTAGCCATCAGAAAGTACCCTAGTAGCAATCTGAGTAGCTTGTCTATAGGCTAGCCTGTCTTTCTTGGTGAAGTGCTTAGACTGCAGTATGTGGGCTTGGAGATCAATCAGATCTCCCTGCTCCTTTATGTTGTGCTTAGTGACCCAAGTAAACTGCTTGGCCTCTAATACTACCTCAGTGTAGTTTGATGCCCAACGCGGGTCATGTACACGAGTGTAAACAGTGTCAGCAACTACCTGCATTCCTGCAATGCTTTCACCTCTTGCCTCTTGGTAGATGCTGAGTACCAAGGCCAGTAACGCCATTGAGTGTTCCATAGGCTACCTAGTTAGTTTTGGTTTGCTCTCCAGTTTACCAAAGAAGCTACAATCATTTTTAGTCCTCATGCTAGGCAAACAAGTATGAGCAGTGCAAATAAGGCTATAGCACTTAATTCAAGATAGTACTTATCCATTTGGCTTAAGTGCTTTCAGGAGTAGTTCATGGATTTCTTGCAGATCTTCCAAAGTCATAGCATTAAGTCTGTTAAGGTTTTGAACCATTGGTTGAATTTGATTAGCTAATTTAACCTTCTGCTCACATTTTTTATATGCTTCAGTTTGATCTTGCTCTGCTACATAGGGATGAGCTTTACCGTGGCCTCCTATCTCAGTTCCGTTTGTTTTCTTATACCGGGCTAGTGCAGTTTGGAACTGGTGTGGTGTAACTCTAATTACGGGAGAAGCTACTTTAAAGTGCTCAAGCACACCCCATGATATTCGTACTTCTGCCAGTGATAAAACTAAGTCACCTTCTTGGATATTCTCAAAAGTTGCCATTGTTATTCCCATTCCATTAACTTACAAATGTATTGTGGGGTTGTGCTAAATTTCTCTGCACATGCATCAATTGTTACTCCTTGTTCTAAGATCAGAGTTTTTAGTTGTGCATGCAACAACTCTGCTTTTGTTACTCCAATAACACTTCGGGTATTCCTAAGTTTATATTGGGCAGTCTTTAAAGGAATTTGTTTGAGTTTAGCTAACTGTTTAGGCTTGAGTAGTAGATCAAAGTTCTTAGTGTTATTTGAACTTTGGGTCCAGTGATATCCTCTATAGGTTTCACGTCTACCCTCTAAGCAGGCTTTGATATATCTGTGGTAGAAGCCTTGTTTTCTAGCTTCTATATAGCCAGTAAACTCGATTGAGTTTCCAGTGATATGATGGGTTGCTTGTATGGGCATTACCTCTCCCACATTAATTCTTGTTCTGGGTAATCATGTTGGATGTATTCATCACCACTGAACCAACCACAAATATATGTGTTGGTTCGTTGTGTGGATTTCATGATGACTTCCATGACTTGACTGCCTTTCTTTAATCGGACTAAAACACCTGTATTGAATTGGTTCATACTATTATTATTCTTATGTATTGCCCCCTTATTCAGGGGGCTTATTATTATTATCGTCTACTTCGGATAATCCTATTTTCACTAGGATGAATGCTAATATGCCTATGCCTAATACTGTTAAGTAAGGCACCATCACAACTACTGTGATGCCTGTGGCTAGGCACAATATTGCAATTGTCCACGCCTTAAGGAATTTCATATTAACCAAAGAGCGGTTTGTTTAGATCAAAGAGATTGTCATCCTCTGGCTTAGGTTCATCCAGCGTAGCTTCAATTTGTTCTTCGATCTCAGTAGAGACTTCATCCAGAATGGTAGCTGTTTCTTCTACCACTTCATCCAGCTGCTCAGTAATTTCATCAACTACTGCATCAGAGGTTTCATCTTCCAGTTCTGGTGCAGGTTCCAGTTCTGGTTGTGCTTCTTGTGCTGCAGCAGTTTCAGCTTCCATCTCGGCTTTGGTACGACGCTTACGGCGTACTGGTTCTTTCTTAGGTTGCACAGGCTCAGGAGTAGCTTCCTCAGTCAAACTCACTTCAGGAGTTGATACAGGCTCTTCATCCAGACCTACAACCAATTGACCACTTGCAATGCTTACTGAGATGGTTCCAAACTCAAATTGAGTATTGGTATCCAAGTACAGAGATACCATTTCAGTCAGGTCAGCTTGGTTAAATGTAATTTTCATGGGTATCCTTATTTGACGTAATGAGCACCATAATGAGCAAGGCAGATAGCATCTGCCATACCATCATGTGCAGTTCTACAACGGGGTAAAATCAACTTTACACTTGGGTAGGTAAGATTGCTGAATTGAATAGCAGCATCCTTATCTTTGTTGGTTCCAGCTAGTACATGCTTCTTCCACATTTGTGGGGTGACAAGCACAACTCTTGCAGCTGATGCAGTTGCTAAGGCTACCAAAGCACCATAACCCATACCAAAATTAAACATAGATGTTACTCCTTGTTTAGGCATGGCATGCACTTTCTCAATCACAATCATGTCAGGTGAATAGTGCATGAGTGCTTCATGAACTCTTCTGTAATCTATCTCCTTCCCAATCATGGGAGTTGGTGCAGCATTTACCCAAGGTTTATCTGTATTCAAGATAGCGAAGCCACCTTGTTTACCTGGGTCAATTCCGATCACTACCATGTCACTTCACCTTTTAGATGAAAATAAAAGCCCTCATTAGAGGGCTTAGTTTGCAAGGTTGTTAAACCTTAATTGAACAATGGACCAGATGCTGCTGTAGCTCCTTTGGATACGCCACCTGCTCTAGCACCGCTAGCAGCACCCTTGGCTTTGTTAACCTTCTTCTCAGCATACTGAGCAATCCAAGCATTCTTGAACTTGGACTCAGTAGCTCCACTGTCCTTTTCAAGCAGAGTCATGCCATCAGAGTTGAACACCTTGGACAGCTCATTTTGATCACGAGTTTCACCAGTAGGAACATAGGCACCAGTCTGGTCTTTGGTAGTCTTGTCCACTGTGATTTCCAGAATACCCAGTTCCAACTTACCACGCAGCAGTTCCATGAGAACTTCTTTCTCTTTGGGTACTTCTGCTTTCTGATCAAAGTCATAGACCTTGATCGTTTTGGTTTCAGTAGTCAGCTGAGTAATTGACTTCCCTGTGATGGTTTTGCAAATGGTATCTACCATAACAAAACCCGGCAGAGGTTGATCAGATTGATCTTTCTTATCCTTGTAGGTAAATGAGCCTTCCTTGTTGGAGATGTAGATAGTCTCCTTATGGTTACGCTCTTTACCATTGACCAGTAGGGCGAAGTCAAACACTACACACAAAGCGCCTGATGCTGCCTTATCAAGGTAAGCCATTTTGACACCTGCAGTGTACACATTGCTGGGTACTGTACGACTTCCACCAAGTACATCTTCTTCTTTGGTTTGGATGTTTGATTGCTGGATTGAGTTCATCAAAGACATGGATATTTCCTTTTATGGTTAATTAATGCTGTGGGTAACACACCGGAGGTGTGATTAAGCATAGTACTGCTTCAAACGGTCTAATACCAATTGAGCATTATTGTCGATGAATGTTTCCTTGGGTAACCACATTCCTATTGGTCCTCGAATACGCTCATTGACAGTTTCTTTGGTAAGTTGAGTTTGGAATACATACTTGAATCCCAATGCTTCATCCTGTGGTGAGATGGTCAATAAGTCATTGTGATACTTCTCCAGTGTCTTCAAAGGCACTTTCTTAGTGCTGATGACAGTAGAGAAGTAAGACTCAATACCTTGGTTCATGAGTGAGCCTTTCACCTTCACCATGGTTTCAGTAACCATGTCACCCTCGTTATAAATATCTGAGGTATGGGCAGTAAAGATGATTTGCTTATCAGACTTGGCTACAGCTTCCTGCATAAGGCGTTTGAAGAATTGCCCATAGTCTCCCCATGCTTTCATGCTATTGGCTGATGTGAGCACATATTGTGTTTCGTACATGTCCATTAAGTAAGTCAGGGTGTCAATAACAATGACATCAAATTTATTGTTACCAGTCAGTGACTCAATTGTAGTTTGCACTTGAAGTGGGTCTGTGACATTTGCCTGCATGAACTTAGCCGGAAAAGGTAATCTTTTGTTCCTTTATATTCAGTATGGTTCGTTAAGCCATACCCGTTGTCTACGCTTCACAGCGTTGAGCAACAGCTGTATGTTTCCATACAGAGAAGACTATATCATCACTCGTTAGAGTGCCTACCGCTTCGAGCCACTTGGCTCTACTCTACTCGCTTCTTCGGCTTATTAGCCTATGCTTTCGATAGTCGTTGAGGTTTACTTGATTTCTTTAAAGGTCTTGCCACGGATAGCATTAGACATTGCTGTAGGAGTTATCCCGAACTTAGAAGCCATTGCGGTGGCCCCAAATTCTGGATGCCTAGCTATAAAGTTTTGACGTGCCCACCTTACTTGTTCCTCTGTAAGCACAGTCTTATCTTTTAAATTAGCTAGGCAAGTTTTTCTGGTCTCGGCAGATTTGTAAGTTTTTTTATGACCTACTTTCCAGTCTGCTAATCCAGTATCCCGAGCATGTTTAAGGTTTTCAGCTTGTGTACACCACTCTAGATTAGAGCAATGGTTGCTAAGCTTGTTACCATCAATGTGGTTTACAAAAGGTTTGCCTTCAGGATTCTCACAGTAACCTTCAGCTACTAAGCGATGAATCATGTAGGTTGTGTTATTGAAGCATACGGTAGAGTAACCTCGATTGTTTACTCTAGTAGACAACTCGCGTTCTTCCTTCAATAACACTTTAAACTCACCTGTAAACTCCATACCTTTACCTACTACAGGAATCTTGTGTTTGGATTGGGAAAATACTTTCCCATCCCTAGTTACACGGTATATCCCTGTATGTATGTCTATAATGTAGTCTTGCATATATAATCTCCGAATGTTGATACGGCTACCATATAGCAATTCACAGTTAGAAATCAAGTCTTACCTGCTGATTGCCCAATCCTACAACTTATTCATCACCTTTCGGCTATATGTAGGCTCTAAGGGGTTTCCAGCATTTCAATAGGTTTAACGAGAACTACTAATCAATTCTCACAGTTCATGTAAGCGACTCGTTCTGGGTTATTCAATCCCATTAAGGATGCTGATTTTCCAGTTGAGGTTTTGCCTGCAATCAAGACTAACTGAGTATTCTCAGCCATTACTGTTACCCTCTTTGAAAGAATTTTTTAGTCATGCTTTGAATTACAGTTGCTGCTAATTCATCCATGGGCAATGGTTTAGGAATCTTACTATTGAAGCTTTTCAGCTTCTCAACTGCGGCATCCAGTTCATACCCTGCGTCCACTAATGCAAATGCATAGCGAACCAGAGTGTTACTGCGGTTACCCTCACCAATGGTTCTGTAGAAGAAGCGTTCCAGTGTATCCAGATTGCTGTTCTCCTCAATGTACTTCTTGAACTCCTCAGACTTACGGGTCTTAGGGATAAAAGGGAGCACATCAAACAGATGACCTTCATTGGTGTAAATATCAGCATTTGGGTTGGATAACCATTTGCGATTAACTTGGGTAGTTTGTTCATCGGTCTCAAATGGTAAGAACTCCAACACGTTATCCATGAACTCCTTGTATTCATCTTGTGTGAATTTAAGTGTGTGGCTCATTGGTATAACGATACGGAATCTATGTTGCTGAGGTGTATGCCGCTTAGTGGTGTAGATGTAGTAGTAATACTCCTTAAGCACAGCCTGAGCTTGCTCAATGGTGGCAGTACCATCCACATCAATAACCAGCAGATTGAACCCTTTGATCATATGGGTCAGTCTACGTTTACCATCAATGAAATGGTGATTACACCAATTCCAGTTGGGTCGCTTGGTAATAATATCCAGCTTATCAAATGGAACTTTCACTTCTGGTTGATACCCATCAGCAAGGTCTGCACTATGAGACAAACGTAGTTCACTCAAGTTAGTTTCTTTGAGGGATTCTCCTTGTATGAACTCAATGTCGTCTGAGTAGGTTCGCTTGATGACTACGTTGTTGCGGTAGCCCCATGCAATAGCATGTTTGATCATGTCCTTCTGGGGAGCACCTGACTTAGGGAAGTAGGGTAACTCTTCCATGAGGTCAGCCAGTGTTACTGGGGATTGGCACTCAGCAAGGTATTTGCCTAGTCGGGCATGAGCAGGGTCTCTTGCAAGTAGGTCGTTGAAGCATTTGGCACTCATCTCTGCAACCTTCATAGCTGCATCCCAATGAGCTTGGGTCATAGATGCTTGACTATCCAAGAAAGCAAATGTACCTGCTAGCTTGATGGTCTTGAAGTAGCGTCCACGAGCTTCAGCTCGGCGTATCTCATCAGACACCTTCATGTGTTCCATTTGGTCTTCACAGTAAATCTGGTATTCCAAAATGGACTTCATGACTGGATCTGGGATGCGTACTTGGAACCCATGATTGATTGGGTCTGAGAGCTTCTCCAATCGCTTTGCAATGGTTGCTAGCTGGCTGTTGTAGGTTGTATCAGTCAACATGCTCAATCGCTCATTGACCGTTAGCTTGCGCTGTGTGCGCTCAATACCAGAGTACCCGAAGAAGCATCGTCTAGCATACCCAGTAACCAGCATGTCGAATAAAGCTTTCTCAGTAGCTGCTCCATCAAGCAGCATCGAGGCAGTACCAAACATCAGCATGTTGGTTGGAGTCTTGCCTTCGATCTCCTCATTACGAGTAGAGTCAGCAGTGTTCTTGATAAGCTTGGGTTTGACAGCCCCGTCAAAGAGTTCAAGGTACACATCCACAATCTCCTTGTTACCCAAGAGATTATTACCAATTTCAACTACTTCCAAATTGATTGACCCAATATTTGCAA